TGCCATCGGAGAGCAGTTCCGTTGTGTCTAATGCAACAAACGGAATCGAACCACCCCGTGCCTTTTTGTCCACTAAGAAGTCCAAGAAAGGACCTCTTAAGCAAATTGTCCCTCAGTACTATGCGTACAAGAATAACTACACTCTTCTCTGGGAAATGAAGGGTAATGATGGTTACATCAAAGTTGTTGCTGCTATGCAGAAATTCTTTGACCAAGCAATTTCTGGTAACTGGAGCTACAACCCAGAAAATTATGATAACAATGAGGTACCAGTGTCTTTGATGGCGCAGGACTTCCTAACCACATACAAATATGGTTGGAAAACTTCTTACTACCAGAATACATATGATGTCAAGACTGATCTTTCTGAAGAAGAAGAAAAGAAACAAGGTTTAGAGAACCTATTAAACGATATCTTTGCAGAACAGGAGGAAGATTGTGACAGTTGCAAAATTTAGAACCAACGGAGAACCAATGCGTACTAAAGTTAAAGGAATGACTGTGTTTAACACAGACATTGTTGATAACACAAAACAAAAAATGTTTTTTGGACCTCCCCTTGGTGTCCAACGTTATGATAAATTTAAGTACCCTATCTTCGATAGATTAACACAGACTCAGTTGGGTTATTTTTGGCGTCCAGAAGAGGTATCTCTTCAAAAAGATCGTGCGGACTATCAAACTCTAAATGATGCACAGAAACACATATTTACTAGCAATCTCAAGTATCAGATCCTCCTTGACTCTGTACAAGGGCGTGGTCCTGGGATGGCTTTTAGTCCTTTCTGCTCACTACCTGAGTTAGAAGGGTGCATGAACATATGGCAGACTATGGAGATGATTCATAGTAGATCATACACTCACATTATTAAGAACGTATACCCTGATCCATCAGAGGTCTTTGATACTATTCTAGATGATGAAAAGATTTTACAGAGAGCAAAGTCTGTTACAGCAGCATATGATAATTTCTTACAGGCAGCAAATGAATATGGGTCTGGAAGAATGTGGGAACACAATCTAACTGGAGTACCACTAGCACAAAATGAACTATATGAACTCAAAAGAAAACTATACAGAGCGATTGCGAATGTCTACATCCTTGAAGGAGTTAGATTTTACGTATCGTTTGCATGTTCTTTCGCCTTCGGCGAACTTAAACTCTTGGAAGGATCTGCTAAGATCATCGGACTCATTGCTAGAGACGAATCACAGCACATGACTGTGACTCAGAATATTATTAAGAACTGGCAGAAGGGTGATGATGCAGATATGCAACAAATAGTTGCGGAAGAAGAGGAAAACGTGTATAATATGTTTAGAGAGTGCGTAGAAGAAGAAAAGTCTTGGGCAAATTACTTGTTCAAAGATGGATCTATCATCGGTTTAAACGACAAACTACTCTCTAAGTACGTAGAATGGACTGCTAACCGCCGTCTAAAATCTATTGGACTAAATCCTATCTTCGATGCTCCAATCGCTAACAATCCGCTTCCATGGACAGCACACTGGTTGTCTTCTAAAGGACTACAAGTAGCACCACAAGAAACAGAAGTAGAATCTTACATGATAGGTAGTATTAAACAAGACGTAAAGAAAGATACGTTTTCTAATTTTAAATTATGATCAAAATTTTGAGAGAAAGGGTTGAAAACCTTTCAAATTATGATGACGAATACGATGTTGTATATCTCGATCCTCCCTTCGGATTGGATCGAGAATTTTTTATGTTTGAAAAGGATAAAAAGGTAGCATTTGATGATAAATGGGAGTCAACAGACGCATATATTGAGTGGTATGCATCTGTAATTCAAGATTGTTTTGCTGCACTCAAACCTAATGGTTGGTTGTATGCTCACAACAACTTTGATTCTAATGCTTTAGTCTTAGGTGATGTTACAAAAGACATTAGATCTAAGTTTTATACAAATATTTCTTGGAAACGTTCTGGACCTAAGAACAACATCCGTAAGGGGTGGGGTAACATAGTAGATTCTATTCTTGTATTCAAAAAAGGTGATCCATACTTCAATGTAGAGTATCAACCACTAGATGAAACCTATGCTAAGAACTCTTTTAAGAACAAAGATGATAAAGGATTCTATGCACTAGGTAAGTTGACTGGAGAGAAGTCTCGTATTGGTCACATGTACGAATACAATGGGTATAATCCTCAGTATGGGTGGAGATTTGCTGAAGATAAAACTAAAACTTTACACGAGCAAAATCTTATTCACTGGGGTGCTAATCTTCCATACAAAAAGATCTATCTAGACGAGTCCAAAGGGTCTCCAATTCAAAATTTCTGGGATGATATACATTTCATCTCACGTTCTGAAAAGAACAAGCGTAAATATCCAACACAAAAACCAGTCAAGTTACTTGAACGTATTGTGAGGACATCATGCCCTCCTGATGGTAAAGTTTTAGACCCTTTCTGTGGGTCAGGAACTACTGCTCTTGCATGTTATAATCTAGGACGTGATTGTACCACCATGGATATCTCTAAAGACTCAATTAAGATCGCTACTGAGGCATTAATTGATGCTGGATGTGATATCAATACTGAAGAATGATTGATAAGATCAAACAATATACAGATGATATAGGAGATGTGTATGGATCTGAGGATCTTTGTATACATTTGTATTCTTGGGTGAAGATGCTAAAACCTAGACAGATAATAGAATTTGGTACTGGTCTAGGTGCATCTACATTGTGGATGAATCAGGCAATAAAAGAAAATGGTGGTGGTATCTTACATACCATTGATGATGGAAGTAATTTTGTTGAAGCAGCAGAAATTGTAGGTTTATCACAACGTTCTTATGAAAATTATATTGTAGACTTATACAATAAATTTGATATTCAAGATGGTGTTACCTTTTATAGATGTATTGTTGAAGATTTTTATACTGAGGTTGGTAAACATTTAGAACCAGAGAGTGTTGATATGATTTTCTCTGATTATAATCATCATCCTAAGACAATAGAAGACATGTTTAACAAGTATCTACCATCATTATCAAGAGGTAGTATGGTCTTCATAGACAGTGCTCCTAGTAAACGTCAGTCTATGGAAATGATAGAAGACATTTGTTCATACCATGGGTTTAATTACTACAACATCTATGAAAATAAAGACTCACCACAGGCAAGCACCTGTTGTATACAACTATAAATATAGGAAAGTAATATTATGATTAAGTGGTTAAGGAACGAGTTTACGAAAACCCCTGGATATATGAGGGTAAACCTTTCACTTCTGACGACATTGGCGATTTCTTCGGTTACGTCTACGTCATTACTAATAAGTCAACAGGCAAAAAGTACATCGGTAGAAAGTATTTCATGCAGAAGAGGAAACCCAGAGGTGGAAAGCGTAGAGTTACAAGTGAATCAGACTGGAAGAGATATTATGGATCGTGCCCCGAACTCAAATTGGACATCAAAGAGATGGGAAGAGATTCGTTTACCAGAGAGATAAAATCTTTACATAAAACTCTAGGTAAAACAAATTACGAAGAGACGAGACAATTATTTTTAAACAATGTGTTAACTGAGGCACTTGACGACGGGTCGCCAATGTACTATAATAGCAACATCCTTGGACGGTACTACAGGAAAGACTATTTTGAATCATGAAGTATCATTTGTACGATGAAAACTATACTCATAAAGGAACCTTCCGATCAATCATAGAAATGAGAAATTTTCTATGTGAAAGGAAGTATGATAATGATGATAGAACATATATGGATGATACATTTGATTACATAAAATCTATCGGATGGCACTGGGATGTAGAAGAACTTCAAATTAAATAAACATGAAACTTTTTATTGACTCTGCTGATACACAAGAGATCATATCTAGATTTGAAACAGGATTGATTGATGGAGTAACCACTAACCCATCTCTCATAAAAAAATCAGGAAAAGATCCTGAGGATGTATACCAAGAACTAATTGATGCAGGTGTTCCTGATATCAGTATGGAAGTTGTTGGTTCTGTTGAAGAAATGTTCAAAGAAGGTATGCGTTTGTTTGAAAAATTTGGTGAACAAGCAACTATTAAAGTTCCCTGTGATCCAGATGGTCTTGCAGTTTGTAGAGATCTTGGAATTAATACTGATTGTGAGGCTAAGGTAAATGTTACCCTTATCTTTAGTGTATCTCAGGCAATCCTAGCAGTAAAAGCAGGTGCTAAATACTTATCTCCATTCGTAGGTCGTGTAGATGATCAGAGATTTGGTGGATGTAATCTAATCAGGAGAATTAGAGAGGTTCTTCCACTACATATATGTGCTCAATATAATAATCCTGAGATTTTATCTGCATCTATTAGATCAGTAGGAGATGTAGAACATTCATTTGCACAAGGTGCTGATATAGTTACTATGCCTTCTAAGATCTTTGATGGTATGTACAAACATGTACTAACTGATGTAGGTCTAGATATTTTCCAGAAAGATTTTGAAGAAACTCAAAAACTTATAAACAATGGTTGAAATAACTGAAGAAGAATTACAAAAAAACTACGATAATTACATTGAAAAATGTGAGCAAGGCGAGTCTTTTTTGATTGTTAAAAAAGATGGTAGAAAAGTTATGATGGTTCCTGCTAAAGACTTTGAAGATATTAAATCTTGTGTTAGTATGGACTTAGATGAATATGATTATCTAAGAGATCATGACGACGCTACGTAAAAAATACGTAAGACTACTTAGAAAGATACCACCAAGACATTACTGGTCTATCTTTGTGTTCTTATCTCTATACTTTGTTGTACCATATAGTGAGATCACAGTAACAGTTGCTGCAATTCTCTACTACAAATTTGAAAAAAATATATCTCCTTATATACAGAAAGTAACTAAGATAATTCCAGACTGGATACGCTTTGGTGGTAGTCTTCTTTTCTTTCTTGTTATGATGAATGATACTCTACTGTATGTTGTTCTAATTACAGCAGCATTTTGGAGTAGAAAACAAGTGTTGCAAGATGAAAAAGAACGTGCTACAATAAACGAGTAATCACTCACATTATGAAACCAACCGTCTTACTTGAAAGATTTCCCTACCGATATGTACAGGTAGGTTTTTTAAAAACTAACGGTAAACCAGACTACCGCATTCAAAAATGGAACGAATGGACTGAAAGGTACAACGATATGTACCTACTGGATAATTCCATACAACTAGACACTGCTATGGAAGATTTTGAATACACCAAGTGGTTAGATCCTGATCCAGAGGTCGCTGCTTATGCACACAATGCTTCATAAAATTATGTCTGAAAAGAACCATCTAGATACAGCAGAAGACTCACTTAGACAGGCAATTATTTCCTGTCTTAATAATAAAAAGGATGAAAACATTAAAGATCTTTTCAAAGCATTACAGTTGATAAGAAATGTCAACTCTAAAACTCCTGATATAGATCTTGGTAATATAGATTTTGACTATTCATCTTATCTTGATAGCAGTCCAATCACATTTGAATCTGACTACATAGCAGGTGCAGATCAAATTGAATTTATTCCTGGTACACGTCCTGGTAGCGACATGGATTCACTTGATAATGTACTTGAATTTAAAACAAAGGATGATGAGTCTCGGAAAGACTAAAAACCTGCCCTGGTGGGTCAGCTCATAACTTAGGGGTCTAATGACCCCTTTTTTTATTGTCTTATATAAATACCTCGGAAGCACTAGGTAAATAATAGGATGTCTCGAGCTCGTGTCGATCAGATAGTTAATCAACAAGGTACAGGTGGTGTAGAATTCCCTTACGGTCTTGAAGTTAACGCTGATCAAACCTTAAAAATTGGAGGACCTGTAGTATTACATGGAGGTTCTGCATCAACATCAGCAAACCAAATACCTAAGACAGGAAGCAACGGAGAACTGGTATGGGGAACACTCCCTAACTTTCAAGTCAACGCTGTTGATTCTGGTAGTAATTTTGGTGTGCAAATTAGTGATCCCTCAGGACAGTTTCCTTCATCTCAAGTTGAATTTGTTGGTGGTTCAAATGTAACT